ATACTTGACTACAACCCATCAGATACCTACCATTGGATATACGATAGGGTGATACCAAGAAAGGATGTAGACTTCTACCAAACCACATACCTAGACAATCCCTTCCTAGATGCTACTATAGTAGAGGAGATAGAACGACTGAAGGAAACTGACGAGCATTACTGGAGGGTATATGGATTAGGAGAGAGAGGTACTAACAGAGCGCAGGTATTCCAATTCACAACCATACAGCAAGTGCCTAGTACAGCCAAGTTTCTATCCTATGGTCTTGACTTTGGATTTACTAATGATCCTAGTGCGCTTGTGCGCTGTTACCAAGAAGGAAACAACCTCTACTTTCAGGAGATGCTATACTCTACCAACCTCACCAATCAGGATCTGTCTACTAGATTCTACGACATAGGCGTAGGTAGATACGAGGAGATATTTGCAGATAGTGCAGAGCCTAAGAGTATAGAGGAGCTACATCGTATGGGCTGGAACATCAAGCCTACCACTAAAGGTATGGATAGTGTGAACGCAGGTATAGATATGCTGAAGCGTTACAAACTGCACATCGTAGGTGCTAACCTTATGAAAGAGATGGAGAACTATCGCTGGATGGAAGATAAAAATGGTAACTTGCTGAACAAGCCAGAGGACAAGTGGAATCACTTGATTGATGCAGCGAGATATGGAGTATATAACAAACTAAGCAAACCCAACTATGGAAGGTACGCAATCCGTTAAGATAGAGATACCAGAGGCACTAGCCGATATCTCAGTAGAGAAGTACAAGAAGTTCGTAATGATGGCTACGGAGGAGAATGGAGATGAACAGGCTCTCTATCACTTTTGTGGTCTTACTCCTGATCAACAGGAGAATATGAAGAAGAAGGACAGAGACTACATCAGAGCCAAGATAGGCGTGGTGCTTAACGAGAAACCAACACTTGTCAAGACCTTCAAATACAATGGCGTAGAATACGGCTTCCATCCCAAACTAGAGGACATCTCTATGGGAGAGTATGTAGATCTAGATGAATACCTCAAAGAGCCTTACAAGAACGCAGAGAAAGTATTAGGTGTGCTGTACCGACCTATCACTAGCAAGATGTATGGCAGACACTTGGTTGAGACATACGATCCTGACAAGCACAATGGCTTAGGCTTTCAGGACTTAGGTGCTGACATATTCTTAGGATGTCTGCTTTTTTTTTATCGTTTAGAGATCAGCTTACTAATAACTTTCCTACGATCTTCACAGAAGGAGGAGGAGATGAACCCAGCTTTGACAAGCAAACGCAGTTCTCAAGAAAGTGGGGTTGGTATGGCGCAATCAATACGATTGCTGGAGGTGATCTCACAAAGTTTGATGAAGTAACAGAGCTACCAGCTCGTACCTGTCTCACCTTCCTAGAGTTCAACCTAGACAAGGCAGATGTTGAAAAGTCAATGATCAACAGAAAATCGTATTAGGTTATTAAAAAAACTCTGTGTATATTTGAGTAAATCAAAACACAATAGAGATGAACTTGTACGAACAATTAATACCTACGCACAGGGATATGATCCTTGCTGAGGTAGATAAATACCCAGCAACAGGCAGACTGATTATGCACTCACTAGAACATAACGGATCTGTCATCGGTCTAACGATAAGAGAAGCAACAGACATACACAGCATCTTCTATCCTTACGAGCCGTTCAGCTTGTCTAACCTATATAGCCTGTTTGCATAATGGATTATTTAGACTGGGATTTAGTGGTACACCAAGACTACGAGGATCGTATGTGCGGAGTCTGTGGTGAGTATGTAGACGAGGAATGGTCTTGTGGGTGCTGTGAAACCTGCAAGTGTTCCGAGTGCGAATGTGAAGAAGAAGAAATACATTTAGGCATCTAGTGGTGGTTCGCTAGATTGGTTTGGTTGAGAGAGGGCTTCGGCTCTCTCTTTTTTTATCCTTATTTTTAGAAATAGGGTTTTTTAATTGTATGAAGAAAGGATACTACCAAATAACAGAGGCTATCAAATCAGCAGTTGAAGCCAACGATCACATCAACCAAGTAAGCTGGGGCAACATCTTTGACATTGATTTCCGTAAGATGGATATGTACCCTCTGGCTCATATCATTACAGGCAACGCTACGCTAAACGAGAGAACTATCTCCTACGAGTTTGACTTGTTAGTGATGGATATAGTAGACTACTCTAAGGAGGCGAAGGACTTGTATGAGGGCGGTATGATGAAGCAAGACATCTATCACAGAACACTAGCTACTATCTCGGAGGTACTCGCTACTTTCCGCAGAGGTACGCAATACGATGCCTACTTCCGCTTGGTTAACGATCCTATAGCGGAACCATTTGATGAGGACTACGAGGCTAATATCTGTGGATGGAAAGCTACGCTAGTGATTGAGGCAATCAACCCAAATAACATCTGTTAGTGGAGAACAGAAACCGAAATACACAACTGGCTTTAGAGAAGTTCGGTAAGTATCTGGTAACGGAATCCAGAAAGAACCTAACACGCAAGAACAAGAACAACACTAAAAAATTATACGACTCTTTAGACTACGATGTTCAGGTGATGGCTAACTCGCTAAACTTCGGCTTCATAATGGAGGAGTACGGAGAGTGGGTAGACAAGGGTAGAAAAAAGGGCAAGATGCCTCCTCCCTCAGCACTACGCAAATGGGTAGAGCAACGCAGTATTCAGTTCCGAGATAACAGAGGAAGGTTTAAGACTTACGAGAGTACAGCTTGGGCAATAGCCAAGAGCATAAAAAAGCGAGGGATCCCTGCTACCGAGTTCTACTCACGACCTTTTAACTTAGGATACCAGAGACTGCCTGATGAGGTAGTACAAGCATACGCTCTAGATGTAGAGGACTTTCTAGAGTTTACGATAGACGAATTAAACAAGAAATACAAAGATGGCAGTAATTAGTCCAGTAGGGTTGCAAGGGGTACGCTCACCTATCTTCATCACTTGGGATGGAACAGGCGTAAGCGCATCAGAGATTAACTCTTTTGAGTTGGAGATATATGCGTGGGCAGGTGAGGAGTCTGCTAAACCAGCAACACCTATCTATACGATCAACAGAACATCAGGTTTTGTAAACTCATTTCCTACTGCTGATATTTCCAAGTTGCTAGAGAATGAGTTCACCAATCGTGTATCTAAGCTAACGCAGGAGGCGATAGTAACAAACTCACCAGACTCATACTTATGGGTACAGGTAGACTACGATATTAACTATGATGTGAGTGGTACACCAACAACTGATGCAGGATCTACTTCTGTGTTTATTGCTACCTATGGCTATGGTAAGTTCGTAGAGGGTGCAAACCCAAACATCACTAAGCCTATCCTTCAGAAGTACGAGCGTTTTGCCTACGACACCGATGCCTTTATGATGCCTATCTTCTTAGGGCTACACGGAGAAGGTCTTGACATTATCTACGGATACAGAGACAGAGTAGTAGCCGATGGTGGTGTAGTAGAGTCATTGACTTGCGCTAACATAGGATTGGCTAAGATTAAGGTGCTGAATGATGATGCCACAAGCTACGAGTACGCAGTAACGGAATCGGATGTATATGGTACAGCAGTAGAGGAGCGTGTGCTTCTATTCCCTGCTGGTATCTCTAACCTATCCAACTGGAAGGCAAACAACAGCTTGTCAGGAACTGCACCATACAACGCCAAATACTACGACATACAACTGATAGACGGCTTCGGAGATGTGATAGAGTATATGCGTGTGTATAACGAGTGTGAGGCGAAGTTTGATCCTGTGAGCTTGTACTTCGTGAACAGATACGGAGCGTGGGATAACATCACCTTCTTTAAACGCAGCGATACAGATCTATCTGTAAGCAAAGAGAAATACCGCAGCACGATAGGCTCTGCCTCATCCTCTGGGTATACTTGGGGTGATCAAGCAAGAGGTATGCGTACCTACAACCACGAAGCCAGAGAGAGGCTAACGCTAAACACAGGCTTTGTTAGTGAGGACTACCGAGAGGTGATGGAGCAGTTGCTTATGAGCGAGTATGTGCTTATGGTCATTGACCGAACTACGCAAAGATCTGGTACTACCTACGACATAAGCCAATCGCAGAGAGCTGTAACCATCAACAATGAGAGCCTACGATTGCAGAAGCACATCAATGACAAGACTATCAACTATACCATAGAGGTAGAGTTCGCAACCACGCAGAATGCAATGCTATGATAGAGATATTCATTGGCTCGTTAAAGCTGGATACCTTCAAAGATGAGGATGTCAATATCAAGCTGAGTGTTCAAAACATTAAGGACATCAGTAAACTATTTGCTGACTATACTCAGAACTTTAGCGTACCAGCATCCAAAGCAAACAACGCTGTATTCAAGCACTACTACAATGCTGACATCTCAGGAGGCTTTGATGCCTCT